ATGAGATCGACGTGGCTTGTTCTTGCCTCACTCATGCTGTTGGCGACGTCGCCGGCAAAGGCCCAGGACAGTTATCCGTCCAAGCAGGTGACGGTGATCGTTCCCTTCGCCGCCGGCGGTACCGCCGACATCTTCGCCCGCATGGTCTCCAACCATTTGCAAGCGAAGTTCGGCAAGCCATTCGTGGTCGAGAATGTCGGCGGCGCCGGCTCGATCCTCGGCGTGACTCGGCTGGCGAAGTCGGCACCTGATGGCATCACGCTCGGGCTTGCGAGCACGTCCGCGCTCGCGATCAACCCGTCGCTCTATGGTCCGAAGCTCAGCTACCAGCCGGACAAGGATCTTGTGCCGGTTGCCCAGATCAGCGTCGTGCCCAACGTGCTTGTCGTGAACCCCAACAAGATCAAGGCGCGCACCGTGCCGGAGCTGATCGCTTATCTGAAGGCGAATCCGGACAAGGTCTCGTTCGGCTCGGCCGGCGTCGGCACCTCGCAGCATCTGGCCGCCGAGCTGTTTCAGCAGATGACCGGCACCAAGATGGTGCACGTCCCCTACAAGGGCTCCAGCCAGATGCTGACGGACCTGTTGGGCGGCCAGATCGATCTCGCCTTCGACAACGTGCCGCTGCTGCTGCCGCAGGTGAAGACCGGCCAACTCGCGATGCTTGCGACCGCAACGCCGAAGCGCGCCACTTTCGATCCGGAGGTGCCCGCCGTTGCCGAATTCCTGCCGGGCTTCGAGGCCGTGGCCTGGCACGGCTTCTTCGTCCCGGCCGGGACGCCGAAACCGATCGTCGAAAAGCTCTCCGCCGAGATCCGCGCCTTCATGCAGCAGCCGGACACGGTGCAGAAATTGGCCGAGCTCGGCGCCACCGCGGTCGCGGTGGCTTCCGAGCCGTTTGCGGCCTACATCACCGCTGAGACGGCGCGGTGGAAGAAGGTGATCGAGGCGGCAAACATCAAGATGGATTAGAAGGATCAACAGGACCCGCGTGGCAGCGCTTGCCAGCCCGGAGGCGAGCAGGTAGAACGCTGCCACGCCTGAGCCGTGATTTGCGCCAAACGCGCTTCCGGCCACAGTCGAGCAAATCAACAAGACCTTGAATTTGTTCGACTATTCCGTTGGGGAATGGTGTAACGGTAGCACAACAGACTCTGACTCTGTTTGTCTTGGTTCGAATCCAGGTTCCCCAGCCAGTTTGCAGTTTCAGCAGTAAAATCAATTAGTTAGAAGGAAGTGCGGCGCACAAAATCGGTGCCGCTCGTAACCGCTTTTCGGCACCGGCGACCGTAGCCGGCGACTCAATTTCGCCACAATCTCCACGCAAGATAATTGCGCGTTCGGACTTCGCTCCGAAACAAAAGCACACAGAGAATCCGTTCAATCGCTCGCCTAACCAGCGGGCCTAACGCTCTGTTGTGCTTTCTTGTCTCTCACGTCACGCTTCAAATCCCTTCTTCGTATCGAGACCAAAGCCACGTCGGGCGTCTCCACGCCTGAGGCTTGGCTGTTCGAACTGTTCGGCGCGAACCCGACCTTGGCCGGCGTGACCGTCACGCCCCATAGCGCTATGACGTGCGCGTCGGTCGCATGCGCAGTGCGCTCGATCGCTGAAGCCGCCGGCTCGCTTCCCCTCCACATTTACAAGCAGCTCCCGGACGGCGGCAAAGAGAAGGCCACCGATCACCCGCTCTACAAGATCCTTCATGACGCGCCGAATAGCTTCACGCCGGCCGCACTGTTTCGCACCCAGCTCATGGCGGATGCGCTGCTCCAGCCCTGGGGTGGCTTTGCGCAAATTGTCCGCGTCGATGGTGGCAAGCCCGCCGAACTGATCCGGCTGGACCCCAGGACCGCACCCGTAGCCGTAGACGACCGGGACCTTGAACCGACCTACAAGGTGAACGGTCGCGAGATCGCTGGCGCCGACGTGATCCATATCCCGAGCCCTTCCTACGACCAGCGCAAGGGCCTGGTTGGCGAAGGCCGCGAGGCCATCGCGCTCGCGATTGTTCTGGAACGCCATGCCGCGCGCCTATTCGGCAATGGCGCTAGGCCTTCGGGCGTTCTCAGCTTGAAGGGCACCATTACGCCCGATGCGCTCGGCAAGGCCAAGGCCGCATGGCAGGCCGCTCACAGCGGAAGCAACTCCGGCGGCACCGCAGTCTTGCCCAGCGATGCGTCCTGGCAGGCGCTCACGTTCAACAGCGTCGATAGCCAGTTCCTTGAAATGCGAACGTATGCGGTGGCGGAGATCGCGAGATTGTTTCGTGTCCCGTTGCACCTGTTGATGCAGGTCGACCGCGCTCAGCCGCGCTCCATCGAATCAATCGGGCAGGAATTCCTCTCGCAAGCTCTGCTCCCCCGGCTCAAGTCCTTCGAGCAGGAGCTAGAGCTGAAGCTCCTGACGCCGGAAGAGCGCGATCACTATGCCATCGAGTTCAATATCGACGGCTTTGCGCGCGCCGATCTTCTCGCCCGCGCCCAGGCCCTTAGCGCGACCGTCTCAGCGCGCATTCTCAACCCGAATGAAGCTCGCCAGATCGGCTTCGGCTTGCCGGCCTATGAGGGCGGCGACGTGTTCGAGAACTTCAACACGTCATCCGCACATGCCGGCGGCGCCCTCAATGCCGGCAACGATAACAATCAAGAGGATGCCGCCTGATGCTTCGCACAATCCATCTGCACGGCCGACTCAGCAAAGAATTCGGCGCCTCGTATCGCTTTGAAGTCGCGACGGCCGCTGAAGCGTTGCGCGCGCTGAACTGTGCTTTCCCCGGTCGCTTCGTGAAGGCGATTGAGCAGGGCTATTACAAGATCGTCCGTGGCGACAAGCGCAACGGCATGCAGCTCGACCTCGACTTGGTCAAGGGCTTCAATCTCGGCCTTGCCGATCTGCACATCATTCCAGTTTCGCGGGGCGCGGCCTCGAATACCGCAAAGGGCACCACCAAAATCGTTCTCGGTGCGGCACTGGTCGGCGGCGCAATCTTTCTAAGCGGCGGTGTGCTCGCCACGCCGCTCGCCGCGTCCGGCATTCTGAGCGGCACGACCTATGGCACCGTGGCCGCGCTTGGACTCGGCCTCGCTCTGTCCGGCGCCTCAACGCTGCTCGCCAAGCCTGCCGGTCAGTCGACGGAGGGCTCCAATGGCCTCAGCGTCAACGGCGGCAACATCGGCAATTCAGGCAAGCAAGGCGACGCCATTCCGCTGATCTATGGCGAGTGTCTGGTCGGATCGACCCCGATCTCCGTCTGGTCGAGCATTGAAGACATCAGCGTCTATGCCGACAGCGCCGGCTCCATTGAGACCGCATTTGGGGAGGCCGGCTGATGGCTGATCTCTCTTACACCGCGTTCTTCGGCGACCAGGAATACGCATTCAAGCTCACACCGGCACTGATCCGCGAGCTTGAGACCAAGTGCGGCTCTGGCGTCGGCATGATTGCCAACCGGCTGTTCTCGCGCAACTTCGCCCAGGCCGACATCACCGAAACCATCCGGCTCGCTCTGATCGGCGGCGACATCACACCCAAGCGAGCCCATGAGCTGATCGTCGCCTATGTCGACGGTCGCCCGCTGGTCGAAACATACGAACTCGCCGCAAAGATTTTGGAGCGGACGCTGTTCGGCGCTCCCACCTCGAAAGGAAACAACTAAGTGACTTTTGCCACCGGCACTCCCATCAGCGACGCCAATGCATTACCAGTCACCGTTACAGGCGACAGCACCCGCGTCGACTACAGCGCGAACATCACTATTTCGAACGGCCAGAGCCTATCTCCGGCGATTGACTTGGCTGGCCATGTGTTGTCGCGCATTGAGCTTCCGAGCGCTTGGACTGCCGCCACGCTTACGCTTCAGGTCAGCACGGATGGCGTGACCTATCGCGACCTCTGGGACGAGAGCGGCGAAGTCACGTATCAGGCCGGCGCTAATCGCGCCATTCACCTTAGCTCGTTCGGCTGGTGGACCATCCGCTACCTGAAGATTCGCAGCGGCACCTCCGCCGCACCGGTCAATCAAGGGGCTGACCGCACCATTGCGCTTTACAGCGGTTACAAGGCGTCGTGATGGACCGCCTAGAGATCAAGGCAACGCTGAGCGTCAGCGATGAAGGTGAAATCACCGGCATCGCTTGGCCGTTCAATGCAGGCCCCGACAGCTATGGCGACCTCATTCAAAAGGGCGCCTTCAACATCGCTGTCAGCGACATGCCGATTCTTTTCAACCACGATCCCAGCGACCTCATTGGCACCTGGACGGAGGTGAAAGAGACGGACGAAGGCCTGATGGTGAAAGGCAAGCTGCACATGGACCGCCCGCGCGCCCGTTCTGTGCTCGCCATGATCCGGGGCCAACTCGCCAGCGGGCTCAGCATCGGCTTCCGCACCAAGGCCGCGATCAAGCAAGGCACCCGTCGCCTTATCACCGCGCTTGACGTTTTCGAAACATCGATCGTGCGTAACCCCGCCCATCCTCGCGCCCGTGTAACCGGGGCGAAATCCGACGACACGGCGCGTGCCGTGGCCGATCTCATCAAGCGATTCACGGCATCGCTTAAATCCTAGGAGCTTTGACTACCCAATGAAGACTGCGAACGCACTGGAATTCAAGGACGCCGGCGAGGCCGATGATCCGATTGCCTCCGTTGCCAAGGAACTGGCGGAGTTGAAGGCGGCCCTCGAAACGAAGGCAGCCAACGACAACACCAAGCTCACCGAGCGCTTGGACCGTATCGAGGCCAAGATCAACCGGCCCGGCAGTCGCGCTGCCAACGATAATGAGCCCAAGATCGAAACCAAGGCTTTCGAGTCGTTCCTTCGCGGCGGAGCTGACAAGATGGACGATCTCGAAAAGAAGTCCCTGGTCGTCAGCAATAACACTGCGATCGCACCGCCGGAATTCGGCAACGAGATTCTGAAGCTCCTGCGCCAGTTCTCGCCCATTCGCCAGTATGCAAACGTTCGCACCATCGGCGCCGGTCAGGTGAAGTATCCTCGACGCACGGGCAGCCCGGCCGCCGTGATCGTCGGCGAAACCGAAGACCGCACCGGGAGCGAGCCGTCCTATGAGCAGATCGGCATCACCCCGTATGAGTATGCGACTTATACGGACATTTCCAACTGGCTTCTGGAAGACAACGCCTATGGCATCGAGGGCGAACTTCACTCGGAATTCGGCGAGGCATTCGGCATTGGCGAGGGCACCCACTTCGTCAAGGGTAACGGCACGACCCAGCCCATGGGCTTGCTGAGCGCGACCGGTATCACCACCGTCATCACCGGCAACGCTGCGGACTTCCCGACCTCCACGCCCGCCGACGTGCTGATCAATATGTTCCACAAGCTCCCGGGCGCACATGCCCAGAATGGCGTGTGGCTCATGAACCGCAACACGCTCGGTAAGATTCGTCTCTGGAAGGATGGCATGGGCCGCTATCTGGTCCTGGACCCGATCTCTGACGGCGCGCCGACCACCTTGCTCGGCCGTCCGATCGTTGAGGCGGTCGATATGCCCGACATCGCCGCTAATGCCTTCCCGGTCATGTTCGGCGACCTCAAGGGCTATCGCATCGTCGATCGCGTCGGCATTTCGATCCTTCGCGACCCCTACACGCTTGCGACCAAAGGACAGGTCCGCTTCCACGCGCGCAAGCGTGTCGGCGCCGACGTGACCCATCCTGATCGCTTCGTGAAGCTCAAGGTCTCGGCGACCTAAGAGGAAATGAATATGCGGCTCGCAGCGAACACTTTTGCCCTCCAGCTCGGCAGCAGGTCTTTCGACCTGAAGCCGTCGCTGCGAGCCGCGTTCATCCTATACGAACGTTATGACGGCTTCCATAACCTCTCGCGCCACCTCGCCGAAGGAAGCCTAACCGCCGCCCTCGACATCATCAGCGCGACCATTGTCAACGCCAAGGCCTGGGGCGAATACGCGCTCCCGACTAACAGCGCCATCGTGTGCGACCTAATGGCCGCGACTGGCGACCTGATAGAATTCGTCATGTTGCTCGCTGGCGCAGACGACAAGGCCAGCGACAAACCGCAGGCCGGCAAGCCCATCCCGTTTGATGAATGGTTCACGAGCCTCTTTGAGATCGGCACCGGTTGGCTGTCGTGGCCTCCGGAAACCGTGTGGGACGCCACGCCCGCAGAGATACTCGCTGCCCAGCGCGGCCGCGTCGCAATGCTCAAGGCTATCTTCGGCGGGAAAGACGACCAGTGCGCAGATGTAACGGACAATTCATTCGCCGACCTCAAGGCCGACCTCAACGCCATCGGTGACCTCACCAATCATTCGAGGCCGCGCTGATGGCCTGGAAACCGCGCCGCGTATGTCGCTGCGGCAAGATCATTGCGGCAACCGATCTCTGTGAATGTCAAATCAGGCGCAAGGCAGAGGCCGATCAGCGCAGGCCCAACGCCAACGATCGCGGCTATGACAGCAAGTGGCGTCGCGAGAGCAAGGAATTCCTAGCTCAACCTCAGAACCGCTTCTGTGCTTGTGGCTGCGGTCGCATCGCGGATTGTGTTGACCACAAGACCCCTCATCGCGGCGACATGAAGCTGTTCTGGGACCGGAAGAACTGGCAGCCGCTCGCCAGCTCGCCCTGCCATGCCAGCCGCAAGCAACGCACGGAGCGCCGGCAATGAGCGACAAGGAGCTTTGGCGCGCCGTAGTCCAGCAAGCGATCACAGATGCAACCCAACCACTCTCGACCAAGCGACGATCGGTTCGCCTTGATCAGGTGCGCACACGCGAATGGCTCACCGAGCCGAACAGCGACTTTGAGGACGTTTGCGAACTCGCAGAGCTGGACCCCGTCAAGGTGCGCAAGCATGTGCTGCCCATGATCGCAGAGGCAACGAAGAACGATCAGCCGATGCCACAACGCACGCGCCAACGCCGTGTCCGCTTCTCAGCAAGGCACACCCGGGGGGTGGGTGAAAACATCTCAAACGACCGCCGCGACCGGTGCCCCCGGGTCGCGCAAGAGAGCGTCTAATTGGAGTTTTTTTCGACCATGCCCGGCATCACCCTTGACCAAGCCAAAGCCCATTTGAACGTCACTCTGGACCAGGACGACGCCCTGCTTACCGACAAGCTGGCGGCGGCAAAGGTGTGGGTTGGTGCCTATACGGCCTCGAATGTGGACGCGGACGGCACACCGGCGCCAGTGAATGAAGCCGTCCTGCAATTGACCGCGCACCTCTACCAGAACCGGGAAGCATCCCTGGTTGGCGTCACCGCCCAGGAATTGCCGTTCGGTTTCCTCGACCTTCTGGCCCCTTACCGCGCGTTTTGCTTCTGAAATGACGACTTCTGACCCGTCTCTTGCCCTCCAAAAAGCCATCCGGTCGCGTCTTATCGCGAGCCCGGAGCTGATGGCGCTGGTCCAGGCTGAGCACGTCCTGGACGCCAATGGTCGCCCCGAGATCATGCCGGCCGTCTACATCGGCGAGGGACAGACCATCTTCCGGCGCTGGGATGCGACGACGCATGCCACGCTGCACGTCTGGTTCGCTGAACCGGGTTTGGTCCAGTGCAAGGAAGCCGTTTCGGCCATCGTTGCGGCGCTGCGGGTCGACGCCCAGGCTGATGGCGTGCTGCAAATCGACGGCTTCACAGTCCATGACATGCAGGCCACCCAGACCCGGTATCTCCGCGACCCGCATGGCTCGTTCAGCCACGGCATTGTTTCCGTCGCTGCTATCGTGAAAGCGAGGGCGGCATGAGGGCCGGCAACCTCGACCGCATCATTGAAATCCAGCGCCGCACCACCGGCCTGGACCTCTATGGGACCGTGATCGAAACCTGGACCACGTTTGCCACCATGCGGGCCCAGCTGCTCAAGAATGCCACCGACGACCGCGAGGGTGCCCGCGGGCACACCACCGACGCGGTGCTGACGTTCCGCATGTATTACTTCGCCAGCCTCAGCCTCAATGACCAGCTGCTCTATGAGGGGCAGCAATACGAGATCACCGGCATTGCCGAGATCGGCCGACGCGTCGGGATGGACGTTACCTGCGAGCGAGTTGGCGCATGAACCGATCATATTTCATCGGCATTCGGCTCACCATAAATCCGAGTGAGCCTTTCATTTTGATCCATTTCCGGCGCCATTCGCTTGATCAGTGGGGCAAGCGCGTCTGCAACCAGCGTCGCAGATTGCCAAATTTGATGCAAAGCGACGTTTGCATCTCCTACGATCCACGGCGGCTCTTTGTCATAACGCCCCCATCGGAACTGATCTTGGTCGCTAACCTCGCTAAGCGCCACCAAGTCACGAAGGCTGCTTCTCACGGCCCGAATTTCTGCCAGCGCTTCCCTGGGAAACAGATCAAGATATGTCCACGCCTCCTCCAGTTCGGGTGGCTCTTCAATCGCAAAAAGCGTGCTGCGGTCAACGATCTTGTCCTGATCAAGAGGCGGAAACATAAGTCCCGACTGCATATCGTGAGCCTTCCGTGCAAGCGCGCGGAACGCCATCTCAATCTTGAGGTAAAGCGCCAACCTGCGGCGCGAATTTTCGAGCGCGAGCACCTCGCGGTCATGTCGCACCTTCGCCGTTGCCCCCAGATAGGCAATTCCAGCGGCGAAGAGAGCCAGCAAACCAGTCGTCAGTGTTTGCCACTCCTTCAGGTGCGAAAGATCTACTGGGCCCCAAAGGCCCAGCCACGTCACTATCATCAGGATCAGAACGATCCCGACGGCACTCGCCATTCCTGCGAATCTGTCGAAGTTCACATGGGGAACTTGCCCAGCACCCTAGGATTTGTCGAGAGGGTTGCGGCATGAAGGGTCGAAAACCACAACTTGCCGCTGACGCTAACGCGCTTGATGCCTCGACCAAGCCGCCGTCGTGGTTGAGCAAGAACGCCAAGGCCGAATGGCGCCGCGTGATGCCGGAGCTTGCCAAACGCCGCATCCTCACCATCGCGGATCTTGGTTCGCTGGAGAGCTATTGCGTAGCCATGGGCAGGGTTCGGCAGTTGGAAGCGCTCTTGCGCACCGATATCGACCTGAAGCTCCTCCGCGCCCAGGACAAGAGCATGGTGACCGCGCGCCAGCTTGCGGCCGAACTCGGCTTGACCCCTGTTTCCCGCTCGCGGCCAGCCGTGCGCGACAATGACGACCAGGACGACGATGAAAACCCGCTCAACATCGTCTGACACCTATCCGCATTGGATTTTCGACAACTCGCCCATTTCCGACCCGTTCGGGTATGGCGAGCGCGCGGTGCGCTTTCTCAGGTCGCTGAAGCATCCCAAATCGACGCAGCCCAAGAGGCGCTTCCAGCTTGATCCCTGGCAGGAACGTATCGTGCGCGCGATCTATGGGCCGCGCGATGAAGCCGGCAACCGGATCATCTCGCGTGTCGTCATTCTCATTGCAAAAGGCAACAGGAAGACCTCTCTCTCGGCAGCGTTAGCGCTGCTTCACACCATCGGCCCGGAGCGCGTCTCTGGCGGCGAAGTCATCTTTGCCGCCAGCGATCGAAAGCAGGCAGGCATCGCTTTCAAGGAAGCGCGTGGCATCATCAAGGCGGACCCGAAGCACCTTGTTCCGGTGACGAAGGTCTACGACGCCTTCAACAGCGCGAAGAAGATCAGCTATCCCCGCGACGGCACCGAGTTGGAAGTGATCTCCTCCGACGCGCCGTCCCAAGACGGGCGGACGCCCAGCTTTTGCCTGGCCGATGAAATCCATTGCTGGCGCGGAACGTCACTGTGGACCGTTCTCGCCAACGGCCTGGACAAGATCGACAACAGCTTGCTCGTCATCGCCACGACTGCCGGTCGCGGACAGGACAACATCGCCCATGAGGTAATCGAGCGCGCCCGCAAGATCGCCCGCGGCGAGATCGTTGATCCTACTTGGCTGCCGGTCCTGTTCGAGTCTCCGGCAGACGTTGATTATTCCAGCGAGGAAGCTTTCCGCGGGGTGAACCCCGGCAGCGTTCATGGATATCCGTCTCTGGCCGGCTTTCGGCGGCACGTAGCAACGGCAAAAGATAGCCCCACCGAGAGGGACAGCCTTTTGCAATTCAAGTTGAACGTCTGGCTTGACCATTCGACCTCGCCCTTTGTGGACATGGCGACCTATGACAATGGCGCGGCTCCGATCGACTACGAGGCCTTGCGCGGTGCGCCGTGCTGGATTGGCGTCGATATGTCCAAGACTACCGACCTTTCATCTGTAGTCGCGTGTTTCCGAGACGGTGAAACCTACACGGTGTTGCCGCACTTCTTTTGCCCCGAGGCGGATATCCGGAAACGGGGTGACCTGGACGGCGTGAATTACACCTCTTGGGCCAAAGACGGTTTCATTACGCCGACCCCCGGCAACGTGATCGATAACGCTGCGGTCGCGGACTACATCCGTGGTCTGGCGGAGCGCTTTCAGGTCCAAGAGATCGGCTTTGACTTGGCCTATGCCCAAGCCGTCATTGCGCTATTGAGCGACGAATTCGGCGAACGTCTCGCCAGCATCAGGCAGGGTTGGGTGACGCAATCGCCCGCGCTCAACACCCTTGAGGCCGCGATCATCGGCGGCAACTTCCGCCACGGCGGCCATCCCGTGTTGCGCTGGAACTTCGCCAACGTCGCGATCCACAAGGACGCGAACGACAACCGCATCATTCACAAGAGCAAGTCGACCGATCGCATTGACGGCGTCGCCGCGACTTGGATGGCCGTGTCGCGCGCGGCCGCCGGCGAAAGCACGCGCTCGCTCTATGACCTGCCCAACGCTGTTGAGCTTCTATCCTGGTGACGCATGGCCGACAACGACGACCTCGACGCATACCTCAATTCGCTTCCCGACAAGTTCACCGAGCACCTTAGCGACGTGCTGCGGGAACAGGCATTCCGCCTTTCCGACGCTCAGCGCGAGGCCTTGCGCCAGCTCGAGCAATCACCCGAGACCGGCGCTTTGGAAGCGTCGTGCACGGTGGCCCAGGGCGAAAACGAACTTGAATACTTGGTGCAGGCCGGCGTCGACATGACGACGAAGGAAGTCCGCGATGGAAGCGGCGTCGAATACGACTACGCGCTCGCCTTCGAATTTGGGACAAGCCGCCAGCCGGCGCGGCCGTTCTTTTATTCCACCTACAACGCCATGCGCGACGACATGCAGCAAGCAATCAACGATGCAGTTAGTGAGGTTCTGAATGACTGAGACCAGCCGCGAAATCACCTGGGTAGGCGGCACCCATACCCTTGACCTGGGCCACCCCTGGGTCCGCCGCGTCATCTCATGGCGAGGTATCAACGGACAGGCGCCGGCCGCTCTGCTCGCGCGTTTCGGTGCGGATAACTACAGCCCGGAAGATGTAGAGCGCGTAATCGAGCTGGGACTGATCGGGGGCGGCATGCCGGAGCGCGAGGTTGAGGCATTGCTTGCCAATGTGCGTCGCCAGCCGATGGCTGCCGGCGTCGCGCTTGCCAGCACTGTGCTGGCGACCCTGCTTGTGGGGGGCGAAAATGTCAGCGCCGCCGCTTAGCATCCCGGTCAAGCTCAACCTCGATCAGCTGAAGGAACAGCTGCGGCAAACGTCGTCGCTCACCGGCACCGCTACGCGCCAGATCGCGAAGCAGTTCCTCGACATGAATAAGGACCTCGCCAAAGACGCGATCTTTGCGACCATGGCGCGCGGCGCCGTTGATCTCGCCGGCAAGATCGCGCTCGCGGTCGGTGCCTATAAGCTCATGACTGCCGCGATCAGCGGCGCCCGCGAGCAGATGCAACAAATGATCGATATCGCCGACAAGGCTCAAAACCTTGGCGTCTCGCCCGCATTCTTGCAGGCCTTCACCAGCGAAGCGCACAAGCTCAAGGTTGAGGCCGGCGAGCTCGAATCCGCGCTCGACCATGCCTTCCAGGCGACCAAGGACCGCTCGCCAGTCGACATTGGCGAGTGGAGCGTCGGCGAAGAAAAGATCACCGCCGTTGAGAAGGCCTTGCGTGTCTACAATGAGACGCTCGCGAAGGCGACCGGCCAACAATTGCAAGGCTTGGTCCTTTTCCGAGATGCTCAGACCCAAGAGGACAAGATCAAGGCTGTGCTCGCAGCCATGATCCAGCTCGACCAGATCGGCCAGCATGCCGCCAGCCTGGACCTTGGCGAACGCATGTTCGGCGCCCAGATCGTCGACCGCATGCGGCAAGGTAAGACCAGCGCCGAAAGCATGTTGCAAACGATCAAAGAGGCCAGCGCGAACGCGGACGGCATTTTCAGCAACGCCTTGGTTGAGCGCGCGAAGGAAGTCGACGACCAGCTCAAGCTCGCGCACCAACGTCTCTCGACCGCGCTAAAGCCGTCTTGGGATGACCTCGCCAGCGTCATGATGGACATCAAGAGCGCCTGGGCCGACGTGATCGGCTACATCGCCAAGGCGGTGGAGCTATCTAATAAGCTTCCGCGCATCCCCGGCCTGCCGGCGAGCGCGACCGACCTGGAGGCCAAGCGGGATGCACTAGCGCAGGTGAACGCCCGCCTGAACGGGACCGGCAGCGGCCTTTTCGGCAGCGTTGAGCTTCCGCCGTTGTCCATTCCCGGCATCGGGCAGGTCTACGCTGGCACCCGCGCCGACCTGGAAGCGCACCGCGACCGGCTGCAAAAGGAAATCGCGGCGCTGACTGCCAACCAGGATCAGTATGGCCCTCCGGCGCCAAGCCAGTCGCGCGGCACCGGCCCGGCGCCGACGAAGATCAGCACCGGCAGCAGCGTGGACAAGCTCGGCTCGGCTGCGGACAGCATCGAGAAGCGGACCGCCGCGTTACGGGAGGAAGCGGCCGGTCTCGACCTGTCCACCGCCGCGCGCGAGAAGAACAAGATCGCGGCCCAGCTCCAGGTCGTCGCGATGCAGGCCAACGCGGCGGCCGGCAAGGGCGAAGGCGTCGTTACGGCTGAGCAGCGCCGACGCATTGAGGAAGTCACCGAGGCTTACGCCAAGGCCACCGAAGCCATCGAAAAGGCCACGGTCGCTCAGTCGATCCGGCGGGGGCGCGAGACCTCGCTACTCGATCCCCAAGACGTGCAGATCGCCGAACAGCTTCGGGGCCTCTATCCCGACGTGTCGCAGGCCCTCAACTCGGTTGAGGCCCAAGCCACGCGCACCAACGAGGCCATGCGGTCGATCGGCAACACCATGTCGAGCAGCCTTACCACCGGCCTCGCCGACATCCTGGACGGCACGAAGAGCGTAAGCGAAGGTTTCGCCAGCATGGCAAAGAACATCGTCCGAGCGATCGAAGAGGCCGCAATCAAAATGATGATTGTGCAGCCGTTGATGCGATCGTTCGGCGGCCTATTCGGCGGAGGTGCGACTGGTAGCGTCATGGTTGGCGACTACGCCATGCCCACGTTCGCCGATGGCGGACCCGTCGCGGGACCGGGCGGACCTAGGGATGACCGGGTTTTGGCCCGATTGTCGCACGGCGAGTTCGTCGTCAATGCCGCGTCGACAGCGAAGCACCGTGCCGCGCTCGAAATGATCAACTCCGACCGCATTCCCCGGTTCGCGGACGGCGGGCTTGTCGGCGGCGCTGGCAGCACGGCCGCGCCAATGATCGCTCCCTCGAATGTCATCGCGCCGCAGATTGCCGTCACCGTGCAGGGAAGCCCTGGCATGTCGACTCAGGACCATGAGCGCATGGGCCAGACCATCGCCCAGACGGCTCAGCATCACATCCGGACTTTGATCGGACAGGAGATCAGAGCGCAAATGCGCCCGGGCGGTATCCTCCGGCGGTGACAAACCGAGCGAAGGTCTGCTCGCGGACGCTATAGAGCCCCTGAAAAACGAAAACCCCCGCCGGCGAGCGAGGGTTTTCAAAGGAGTGTCCAGTTAGACGGTGTCAACACTGACTGGACGGTCCAGACCGAAGGTTCCAAGGCCCATGTCTGAACGATCTGATTATAGCACTTCACCTCAGGTTCTCGCAGCCAATTTCAAAAAAAGCGTAGCTGCACCGACGCGGCCGAATTACGCCGAGCTGATCCGCGAGCACGCTGCGGAGAAGAAACGGCGTCGTGCGCGTAACCGGCAGCGGCGGCACCGCGCGCGACCGCGCGAAACGAGCATCGCCAAGCTTGCGACCTCGCTTCGCAAGGCGATCGCGAAGCCGCGAGGGAATAAGCAGCTCGAGCAATTGCGCAACCGCGTGGGGGAGCTCGCGAGCTTCCGCTTCCTCGCCCGGATCATCATCGCGCGGCACGGCCGCATGCCCGACGCCGATCTCGCGCGACATCTTGGCGACGGCTTCACCCGAAAGAAGGCGTGGCAATTGCGCCAGATCGTTGCCGACCTCGAAGCCGAAGGCGGGCCGTGGCACAACATCTAGCCATCAATTTCGGAATTTCTGCTGTCGCGCTCCTGGAAAACCATAGCGATCTGAATAGCTTGCGGTGGCAGGGTGGAACAGATTTTCAAGCAGGGTGGAACAGATTTAAGGCGTTCTGTTCAACCCTGTTTTCAGAAACCCTATGAAGCAAGGGGGTTTCGAAAAGCCGGTCTGTCACGCTTGCTAGAAGTAGCTAGTTGTTTGGTTGTTTAGAAAAGCGAGGGCGTAGCCCTCTAGGAAGCGTGACAGCGAAACTCGCGGTCTCCCTCGCTCCGCTCGGTCGCTTCGCTCCCGGGGGCTGCCGCCCCCGAACCCCCGCCGGGCCTGCGGCCCGGCTTTTGAGATCACGTCGCCGGAGATGGGATGCTTCCGGCTAGGAGGATACTTCCGGCCAGAGAGGGACTGCCTCTGGCCACGCTCGCCGCCTCCGGCGGCTCACTACCAACACCGGGCGGCACCTTCGACTCACCAGCGGGCTCCTAATGGGTTTCAAAAAAGGAACGGACTGCCGGATTCCGACAAGCTCCTTATCAAAGAGTTAAGTGATTCCCGTAAGACTAACGCGCATATTTTAAAGGTTTGGAGGACAACGATGTCCGAAGTGATCAATTTCCCGCGCAGGCAAGAGCCTTTTGCGCCGCATCCCGCCGTTCTTCGGATTCAAGGGCTCACCATCCTTTTAGCTGAGCTGCACGGGGCGAGCTTGCGCACCCAAGACGACATGCGTCGCGCGCTATGGATCCTCGATCTCACCAACAGGAGCGTTCAGTTAATTCTATCGGACTTCAAGGATGATCCGAATATCCAAGAGCTTATTCGGCAGGCGGAGGAACTGACGGCTTCGGTAGAGGAAGCTCGTCGCATGGTCCAGCACCTGGACGCCCCAGCTTTGCATAAGGCTGCCGCTCTCCGGAAATGACGCCGACTATCTCGACGTCTGTTTAGACAATAAGGTCGGGAGACCTGCGAGAATGAAGCTGATCGCTGCGCGGAAGTATTCGTTCCTCGACGCCCAAACTTTGAGCGAGCGCCAAGCGCGCGACACGCTTTTTCGATACGGTGAAAATTCCTTTCTGTTGCACATGACCTCGGGCGAGGAAGAGGACGACCAAATCATGTGGCTGGACAGCCGCGCAGCACTGCTCTGGATCAATCAGAGCGTTGAAGAATACGGATCAATTTAGGGCTGATGTTAGCAGCCTGAGGCCCATGGTAGAGACCCGTCGTGCACCACGCTTCCGCGTGGCCAAGCCAGCGCAGATCGAGCGTGGGGGCGATAAAATCCCCTGCGTGATCCGGAATATCTCGACGTCGGGTGCGGCACTGCAACTCTCTCATTCGACTGACCGAATACCCACCGCCTTTACATTGATCATACCAGAAGACGATCTGATGTTGCCCTGTCGTGTGGTCTGGCGGACTCCGTTCAGGATCGGCGTGACGTTCATTTGAGATTGATGGGCTCTGAACGGCACATGAAAGTCAGTCCTGACTTACAACCTTTAATTGAATAAATATCTTGACGCCACTTAACGAATATGAGTCTTATGCGATCACACCGCCAATGGTGGGGCTGAAAGGGAATACCAATGCTGATTGCTGACGACCGTTACCTCGCGCTTGTGAAGACGCTGACAGAGCTGGACCGGACGACGCAGTGCCCGTTCTCAAGTCCCAGAGATCGGCGCACCTGGATCGAAACAGAGGTTCAGCAAGCGCTGTGCGTCGCTGGCGTCTATCCGGCCAGCAGCGAAGTCGCATGACAGCCATGCAAAGATTTGCTGCGAGATCCCATATCGCGCTGACTACAGGCTCAGCGCGATAGGCAGTCACAGTCAGGGCCGTTCGCTCCTCCATGTCGTTCCCAGCCGGCGCACCCCGCCGGCTGGTTTCGTCTAGGGGGATCATCCCGACTGATGACATGGAGCAGAGCGAAATGAATACCAAAGAACTTCCGAAAGTTGAATCCGTTAGCCTACCCGATGGATGGAAAGAAGCGGGGGAAGAATCCGCCATCTCCATTACGCTTGAGGTATGGGGACGCAAGTGCAGCATGATCGTCGGCGGCGACGAGGCTTTCCGTTTTGTTGAGCAAGTCCGCGACCTGCATAAGCGCCGTCAAGCGCGGCTCCACTATTTGGAGACCACCGATGATGACGTGCAAGGGCATGTCACGATCAAACATTGCAGCAACGGCTACGTTCTCACACTTGAATATACTCTCTGCGAAATCGTGGGCGACGACGTTCTCAGGCAAGAGGCCAGACGCGATCTACGCCTATCGGTCGAGCAGATGAACGACTTCCTCGACCAGATCACATCTACGGCCTCGGAAATCGATCTGGAGGCAATCGCCGCCTGAAAGAGACCCAGCGTATACATACACGTATTGCTGACCAAAGAGGGCGCGGATCACACCGCGCCCTTTTCTTGCCCACGATCGGGCTTAGATTCCCGACAGGAGGCTCTCATCTGACGGAGATCAGGAGATGACTGACTTCGAAGTCAAACTATACGAGGTGACCCAAAAGGGCGCCGCGACGCGAGACACGATGACCGCCGAGACTGACAGCAAATCCGACGCCATCGCGAAGGCGCAAGCTTGGGCGAAGAAAGAGGCCGGCGGACGTGAGGATCTTCGCGTAAGCATCAGGTATGCGGGGGTTCTGGTCGCCGATTACAAGCTGGACTCTCTGTAGTTTTCCAGCTCTGCGATACAAAGGGCGCGGATCACACCGCGCCCCTTTCAGTTTCGGACTTGCCTAATAGTCGAGCGTCAGATAATCGTCACACTTAACTGTGACAGCGAAATTGCTAGGACGGGTAATGACATTGAATGCCGAGCGGGCGGCTAAACTGCTCCGTATGTTGTCATCAGAGCACGATGGCGAGGTTATTGCCGCCGCGCGAAAACTTTGCCAAATGGGCATTCACGATATTGCCGAGCGGGTAGAAGGTGGTGAGGAAAGGAGCGCGTCAGTTCACGCCGCTTTGAATCTCATTGCCGAGCAAACAATAAAGAGTCTTCGGGCTGAAATTCGCTCGCTAAAGAAGCAGTTAAGAGTGGGGCTAATTCGATGTGTCGTCTGCGAGACTGAATTTAGGGCGCGTCGTTCGGATGCGCTGACGTGTTCTGCGAGGTGCAGGAAGCGCCTTCAACGTCACGGCTAGGTGTGACAAAGTCCCGTCACGAATAAACGTGACCATGAATGCCATTAAAGCTGATCGCCTCAATCATCGTCACGCGATCCCGCAGCGGACCTTCCGGCAGCACACCATAGCGGCCCGTCGTGCTCGCCTTGGTATGCCCTAGCAACACGCCGTGCTGCTCATCCAGATAGCCGGCCGCGCGGAAGGCATCCGTGACATTGTGCCGAAAGCTATGGAAGTTGACGCGCCTGTCCACCTTCACGCCGACAGCCTTAAAGTAGCCATTGAAGAACTTGGAGGCATCGCCGAAATAGCCGCGCTTGTCGCGCTCCACTTCCGGAAACAATCGATGTTCGCCGCGTGCGACCATGCCGGCATGGTAATCTAGGAAGCCCAATTCGATCAGCTTGGAATGCACCGGCACCACGCGCATTGACCCTTCCGTCTTGGTCGACTTAGCAGAGCTTTCGTCGTCCTCGTCTCCAACCTCGGTGATGTGGAATATCCAAATGCCATGCAGCTGGCGGACGTCGGCCGGCAGCAACTGGCAAAGCTCACCCAGGCGCGCGCCGGAGTAAATCGCGATCAGGGGAATCCAGTAGCGCCAATCTCTGACTGCGGCATTGCCCGGCTTGTGCTCAGCACCGTCGCCAAGGCATGTTCCGAACAGCGGTGAATTGAAGATCGTCTTGAGCTGATCGCCAGTGAACGGGAAGCGGTTCTTGCGGCGTTTGTCGATCGACAGATACATGCCACTCATCACGTCATCGTCGATATACTCGTTTTGCAGCAGCCACCGCGCAAAGCTTCCCAGCGCGGCAAGATACTTGTTCGTCGTCTTTTGGCTGATCGTCGGCTTTTTGACTGTCTCGTTAGCCTCGATCACCTTGCGAAACGACATGCCTTCAAAAGCCTTGCTGTCCGCCGCCTTCACCGGCCAGCGCGCCAACTCTTGTTTCCAGTTGCGAACAGCTTTGCGCGTGATCACCGACACGTGTGACGCTTCACCGACGAACTCGGCAAAGAGCTTCACAATCTTGCGGTTCTGATCCCAGGTGTCCGGCCGCGCGTCTCCAATCCGCTCGGCTTTGAACTTGTCGTAAAGCTCCATCAGCGTTTCGCCCGGCGCGGCAATGCGTTTGCCCTGCGTGAGATCAGCCGGCACGACGATCGGATCAGAGGGGACGCCGGCCCAGTTACCGGCATCGCGTTCGGCCGCCCGCTGCAAAACCTGGATCTGTGCGCGCTGCAATCGCTGGCATAGGTCGCGATATGCCGGCGAGCCCTTGACGATCAGAAGCCTCTCGCTCTGGATCACGTCATCGGCTTTCCATTCGATCATGGCCGTCTCTCCGGAGGCGAGGTGCTTCCGTAGCTCGGCAAGCTGGATAGCCCGCCGCTCGCGGTCGAGCTTCGCGGCGTCCCTCATGACGATCAGATCAATGGTCGCGTTGAGCTGCACCAACGGGTCGCCAGACCAGGGCACGCGGCCCGCCTCGATATCGGTTGCGAGCTTGTCGGTGGCCTCACGCAGCGCCGCGGCTGTCGGCAGCGCCGCGCGCGCCCGGCCATCCTGGTCCAGCTCCGTTTCATAGTGCGACCACACCGCCGCCTGGAGATCGGCAGGGGAGGGCTCCCGGCGCTGCTCCAGATCAGCGAAGCGCGCGCGGAATGAGGCGATCACGGGCGCCGCTCTGTCGCGTGCCTGCCGGGGGTCGCTCGTCTTGAGCGACTGCCAAATCTCTTTGCGCTTGAGGACCGGCTGGAGCTTCAGGGGCACGCCAACGCGGACGTAGTAGGAGGTGCGACCTGGACGCTTTTGGATGTTCGTGGCTATCGACAT